ATCCCCCTAGCCCTGCTGTTCCTGCTCGGCTGCCTCGTCTACGCGCCCATCGCCGCCGTGCTCACGGTGCTGGACTGGACCTTCGGCTACACCGAGCGCTACGAGCGCAAGAGGCGCAGGAGGGCGTGGAGGTGAGCGACCAGCACAACGCCGGAGATTGGCTGTGGCCGCTGTGGTCCGTCGAGATGGACCTGGAAGGCGGCAAAGGCATCACCTTCGACCACATCGCAAGCTACGCCTATCCGCCGGGTGTCCGCGCAAGGTACACACTCGACGGCGCGCGTCGCATCGTTGACCTAGGCACCGTCGAACTGATCGGCAACGAATGGCTCGATGTGCTGAATCTCGGCGCAGTGCCAGACGAGCGCAGGAGGGCGCGGAGGTGAGTCCCGAACGCATCGACCGCGAGATCGCGCCGGCCGGCTACGACCCGTACAACCACAATCCGTTCGCGGAGCCAATGACCGCGATCCTGAAGGTATTCACTAACGACCGGATCATGTGGCTGGCCACGGATGGCTATGTCCGGAGGATTACGAATCCAGTCGTAGGATCGATTGAGCCGCAATAGGACGCCCCACAGCCGGAGCAGCGCCAAAACCCAACCCGCGCATGTCCACCCGCCAAATCGCCCCATATCGCGCCAGAATGCGCTTGCGCTGATCGGACTATTGCCATAACCTCCGGCCTACGCAATAGCTGCGGAAGGCACCCATTTGGACCTCAATCCCGTCCGCTGTTTGCTGCTGGCATGGGGCAGAGAGTGCCGGGGTGGCATAGACCTCGGCCTACCCCACCAGTCCGCCACCGAGTCCATGCGCTGCAACTCAGGCCCGCCGCCCCTCACCGAACTGCCGCCAGACCTGCGACTGGTGGACGAGGCTGTGGCTACGCTGCCCATGTATCACCGCTGCGTCATCATCGCGATCTACTGCCGCAGCGGTACCTGGAGCCGCAAAGCCTCCATCCTGTCACTGAGCCGCAGGCAGATGCGCCGCCGGCAGGAAATGGCCGAGAGCTGCGTGTCCGCCATGCTCGGGCTAGCCCAATTTGACGCACGCCCACGAAATCGGTACGTTTCTGCCAACGTAGAGTCGCTGCCGCCGTGCTGACCGAAGGCGCTATTGCCACCGAAACATTCGCAACGCTACTAGGCAAGATCAGCGACAGCCAGATGGAGGAATTGCTGCGCATGTCGGCACGCGCAGACTGGCGCGATGTCACCGGCAGAGGCTACGACACCGCAGACACGCAATTCTGGGAACCCTGCAAGCGCGCGTTCTTCATCCGCATGAAACCGGGCGGCGACATCCCACGGCATCACGATGCGTTCATCGCCGGCACAACGCACCATCTGGTGGTTTCAACGAATCGGCACTGCGCCAACTGGTGGCAGGACAGCAATGGAAACGAAAGGCAAGTGCACATGAAGGCTGGGCACCGCTACCAGGTGGAGCGATCACCACTGCACTGGGCGCACAATCACGGCGCGACGGATCGCGTGCATTTGCTGGTGGAATTCGATGTCTGACTACGACGAAATCGGCACTCCCACCTGCCCCGCTGATGTCGAGAAAGATCCCGACGCAACGATCAAGCTCACCTTCCACTGGGCCGCACAGCTCGCAGGCGAGACGATCAGCACCAGCGACTTCGTGCTGCCAGATGGCCTCACCGAAGGCACCAATAGCGGCACAGGCTCCATCAGGGCAACGCTGGTATCAGGAGGCAGCCTGGACACCAAGTACCGCGTCACCAATCGCATCACGACATCGGGCGGGCGGACGCTGGACCAGACCAAGGTCGTGCTGGTGAGGGAGCTGTAAGGGCAGCAACAGATGATTGACACCACGGACAAAACCACGCATGCGCAGCGTCGCCGAAAGGAATCGCAAGATGCCGTGCGGCGCAAGATGCGGGCGGCGCAGTTTGTGCGTCGCCTCAAAGAGCTTGCGGTAAAGGCAGATACCGCCGACGCCGAGAAAATCCCAGCAATGCGCCTGCAGGCCGATATCTACTCGCGCCTGCTGGCCAAGTGCCTGCCTGACCTGAAATCGGTCGAACACAGTGGAACAGTCAAACGACGAGACGTTACCGACAAGCCGCTCACCGACGAGGAATGGCGCGAGCAGTACGCGACGCACTGAGATCATCTGGAGGCCCCAGCAGGGGCCACAGAAAGCACTGATCGACTGCCCGCTGCCGGAGATTTTCTACGGTGGCGCGCGTGGTGGCGGAAAGACTGACGGCGTGCTTGGCAAGTACGCACTAAAGGCCAAGCGATACGGCAAGCACTTCAACGCGGTTTTCTTTCGCCGCGAACTGCCGATGCTGGATGACGCCGTAGAGAGATCACAGGAAATATACGGCGCCTTGGGTGCGCAGTGGCAAGACCACAAGAAGACGTGGCGCTTTCCGTGGGGCGGAAGACTTCGCTTTCGCCCGCTAGAGTCGGTGCGTGATGCCGAGAAGTATCAGGGCCAGAACCTCACCGACGCATGCGTGGAGGAGGCCGGACAGTATCCGGACCCTGCGCCTATCGACAGGCTGAATGGCGTACTTCGCAGCGCACATGGTGTGCCGACGCAGCTGCTGCTGACTGGAAACCCAGGCGGACCAGGGCAGGGATGGATCAAGGCGCGTTATGTCGATCCTGCGCCGATGGGCATGAAAGTGCTGGTGCGCAAGCTGCCAAATGGCAGGCAGCACCGCTACGTGTTCATCCCATCGAAGGTGGAGAACAACCGCATATTGCTCGCCGCTGATCCTGAGTACATCAGTCGTCTGTATCTGGTTGGCTCGCAGGAACTGGTCGATGCGTGGCTGACCGGAGACTGGAGTGCCATCGAGGGCGCGTTCTTTCCGGAGTTCTCGCTTGCAAGGCACGTGGTGGCGCCGCGCGAACTGCCGAAGCACTGGACGCGCTTCAGGGCGATGGACTGGGGTTCGGCCAAGCCATTCTCTGTCGGCTGGTACGCGGTGAGCGATGGAGAGTTGCCGCAGTTTCCGCGTGGCGCACTGGTCAAGTACCGCGAATGGTACGGAATGCGCGAAGGTCATCCGAATGTCGGCCTGAAGCTCACTGCCGAGGAAGTCGGAGACGGCATCAAGGAGCGCGAGAAGGGCGAGAGCATCGCTTACGGCGTGCTGGACCCTTCGGCATTCGCTGAGGATGGCGGACCGTCGATTGCTTCGCGAATGGGTGTGTATTTCCGCGCTGCTGACAACAAGCGCGTAGCCACTGCCGGCGCAATGGGAGGATGGGACCAGTTGAGATCCAGACTCAAGGGCGAAGATGACAAGCCGATGCTGTACCTGTTCAGCACCTGCACGCACACGGTCAGGACTCTGCCGATGATGCAGCACGATCCGGTGAGGGCCGAAGATATGGATAGCGACGGCGAAGACCACGCGGCCGACGAAACCCGCTATGCCTGCATGTCGCGCCCCTACGTGACGGCCGGCAAGAAAGCCAAGGTCGAGAAGCCCAGCGACTACGACGACGACAAAGACGAGGATTCGTGGAAAGTAGCGTAGACATAAAGCCGGAAGCAGAGACCGACCTTGCGCTGGTCACCGGCCAATTCGAGGACTTCTGCTCCGCCACGCAATCCATGCGCGCGCTCGCCAAGAAGTGCCGCGACTACAAGGACGGCAACCAGTGGACGGCTGACGAGCGCAAGACGTTGGAGAAGCGCAAGCAGCCATGCATCACGGACAACAAGATTCAGGACAAGGTAGACACGCTGATGGGCTTGGAGAAGCAGCAGCGCACGGACCCGAAGGCGTACCCGCGCAATCCTGGCGATGAGGGTGCGGCAGAGGCTGCCACCGATGCGCTGCGGTATGTCGCCGATGCCTGCGACTACCAGAAAACCGCGCGCAAGCCGATGGTTGAGAATCTGATCGTCGAGGGCTGGTGTTACGCGGAAATCTACCTCGACAAGAAGTCCAAGGACCGCAAGGTGTGCGCAGAGCACATCCGGGTGGATCGCGGCTATCACGATATCCGCTCGCTGCGCCCTGACTTCGCGGACAAGGAGTACGCGGGCTATTTCACATGGATGGATGCGGACGTGGTTCGCCGCATGTGGAAAGGGTCTGACGCCGCGATTGATGGCTCATTCCCTGCCAGCACGGTAGCTGGCACGGATACCGAGCACGAGGACAAGCCAAACCGCTACATCGAGGTGAATGGCAATCGCAGGAGATTGCAGGTGTTCACGCACTACCACAAGAAAGACGGCGTGTGGATGTTCTCGCGCTGGTGCAGGGGCGGTTTTCTCGAAGCACCGAAGCCTAGCCCGTACCTCGATGAGGATGGCCATCCTGACTGCAACCTGGAAGTGCAGGCGCTGTATCGAGACAGTGAGGGTGCGTGTTACGGGCGGGTGCAGCGCGACCTTGACCAGCAGGATGAGCACAACAAGCGCCGCTCGAAGCTCTTGCATCTGCTGAACACGAAGCGGCTGATTGCCCGCAAGGGTGAGTTCGACAGCACCAATAAGGCCCGCGCGGAGCTGCACAAGCCGGATGGGGTGTTGGAGCCTAATGACATTGACCAGGTGCGTATCGAGGACAACCTCGACCTAGCGCAGGGCCAGTTCCAGCTGCTGCAATACACCGACGCGCAGCTTGCGCAGACCGGGCCAAACGCGGCGCTGTCCGGTCAGTCCGGCAGCATTTCCGGCAGGGCGAAGGAGTTGGATCAGGCGTCTGGCAGCCTGCCGCTGTTGCCGGTGTTCGATGCCATCGACGCGATAGAGATCCGCATCTACCGCAAGATGTGGCTGTGCATCCGGCAGTTCTGGACCGAAGAGACATGGATTCGGGTCACGGACGATGAGCGCAAGCTCAAGTTTGTCGCGCTGAACCAGCCAGAGACCTACGGTGATCGCGCGGCCGAGAAGCTCAAGACCGCCGACATGGCGCCAGAGCAGAAGCGCACGATGCTGGAGCAGATCGCATCCGACCCGCAGATGCGCCAGCCTGTCATCGGGCCGGATGGCAAGCCCGTGCGCCGCAACGATGTGGCGAA